TTGTCCAAAATCTTGTATATGGGTATAAAAAAGGGCACATATAAATTTAAAAAATTTCTAAAAAATAGAGCTAAATCTTTCGCTAAAAGAAAATCTCATTTTAATGATAGAAAATGCATGAGGTTGATTTCTAAAGCTAAAGGCTTATCTTATATACATAGACCTGGACGTGCATACAAAAAATGCATTCGGAAAAAAGAATATAAAATTTCAATTCCTCAAAATTTCCAATTGTTTGAGAATCGAAGTGAGGTTATTCCTTTTTTATCTGATTTGCTTGAATACAGACTTAATCATCGTGTAAAAACTATTAATTTGGAATTACAGGATATAAAATTTATAGATTCTGGTGCTATTTGTATGTTACTTTGTGTCGTAAATCATTTAGCACTTTATCAAATTAGAGTACAAGGTGATGTGCCATTAGATGAAAAATGTAAAAAAGTATTTATCGAATCAGGATTTTTGAATTATATGAAAAACGAGGATGGGCTACCTTACCAAATAAATTCTCCCAATTTGATTGTAAAAGCTGGGAAAAATACAACTGGTAATAAAAATATATCTATGGCCATAAAGAAGTCTATGGAGTTTCTACTATCCACACCTCGTAGATACCAACCTGCATATACTGTTGCTATGGAGATCTGTTCAAACTCAGTTGAACATGCTTATACTTCTCATGCAAAAAATTGGTTATTAAGTGTTCATCAAAATGATAATAATACTGTCACTTTCACAATGACAGATACTGGTCAAGGAATTCTTAAAACCTTAAAGAAAAAGTTTAAAAGAGAAATCGAAAAGGTTATTCTTAATAAGAATGATTGTGATATTGTATTTAGTGCTTTTCAAAGAAAATACGGTTCTTCCACGGAAGAAATAAACAGAAATAGAGGATTGCCTTGCATTTTGGATAAGTTTAATAATGGATATATTAGTAAATTAAAGGTTATTACAAATAACGTATATTTAGATTTTGAAAATCAAACAAATAATAAAATATTGAACAAACCTTTTCCAGGCGTGTTATTTTCTTGGGTTGTTAACATTGATTGTATTAACAAATTCGATAATTTAAATTAACAAATATATGACAATAAGTATTTTATCTGATTTTAATGAATCACCAGGGCCAAGATACTGTAAACAGGGCAAAGCTTCTGGAGAAGAATTCTATCACAAAATTCTAAATTCTAAATTTGCTGATGCAATAAAAAGCAAGCAAAAGCTTCAATTGAATTTGGATGGTACTGATGGGTATATG